CTTACGTTTACGTAGTTGTGATTTTATTGTTTTATAGAATGATTTCAATTTTGCAATACCTATTAGATTGAACACAATAATGAATACGATAATCGGAACCAAATACTTACCCAAAAAATAAAACAAGGGATATCCCGGGTCGGTTTGAACATTTAGTCTCAATAATTGAAATAAACGAAATACCAACCAACCTAGAAAACGCAATATAATATTGCCTTCTCCCCATTTTTGAGAGTTTTCCGTTTCCGGAAACAATTGATAACACAACGGTTTCCCATACATAAAACGGCGATGATTCCTAAATCCCATTTGATAAACGTCCCAATCATTTATGACGTCCATCGGTATTTTACTCAATTCATTCCGATAAGATTCACTATAAATCACACCATGAGAGCCCATACTGACAATGGAACGAAAATGATTGCCGCTATAGGGGAACATCACCAATGGCATATTGCCTAAATAATACACAAATTCGGTGGATTCATGGGATTTGAGAAAATCGTCCACTTCGCCATTATAATCGCGAATGTTGTCTCGGAAAAAGAAATCGTCTTCCAATATCAATATGTTTTTGTATTGTTTTTTACGTGCATCTTCAAAAATATGGAGATTTGCATGCATCAAATCAAAACGGGATTCTTTTTCGGGCAATGGTTTCTCACACTTTTTATAGCCTTTATTGTACAATATAGATGTGTTTTGAGAGGGATAATGCTTTCTCAATTCCGTTTTTATTTTGTCTAAACGTCCATTGTTTTCCAAATGAAGCACATATGTGGCATCAATATTATGGAACAACGGGTCGGACCCATTTACGGATTCAAACCGATAACAATCCATATAGTATATTATGTTGTGCCAAAAACATAATAAAACGTTTGCTTTATATATTTTTATAATAACATGACAACTATTGAAAATGAAAACGTGGAACAATTATTGGACCAAGAAAACACGAAAAACAAGACGGAATCGTGGAATAAATTAAATAAAACACTCAAAATACAGAAACTACACGCATTTGCCGAAAAACACGGCAAAGAAAAGAAATACAATGCCAAAGAAATCAAGCAATTGAAAATGTTTTTCAATCACTGTTTAGATAAAAATAAACTCCTGAAAACCAAAGAAGTCGCCTACGATAAAAAAACGCAAGAAGTAAATGACGTCCCTGGTTTATTGTATGGAAACAATAATTTCACTATACGAAATGATGCCAAACGTGTCTCAACATTGAAGTCATTGGCCCCGAAAAGGGGGACTGAAAAGTTGAAACCAAACGCAGAAAACAATATAAATACATCCGAGGAAAAATAAGAAAATAGATTATGATGTTTTGCGATTTATCTAACGACGAATATGAGACATTGCAATCCGATTGCGAAGACCTTATTGTTACATACTTAGACTCACATGGGGTTGGTATGAATGAAACCAATTTTATGGAAAAACTAGAAAACGATGTCTTTGATTTTATGTTTGAAAATGGAAAAATGTGCAATTATTGTACCGACGAAGACGAAGAAGATGTGTATAATATGTGTATGACTGCGTGTTTATGCACTTTGGAAAATATGGCTATACCAATGAGACAAAATGGCACGTATTATACATATATACCCGACCATGAAACTATAAAAAAGCAATTATTATTGTTGGGCCAATGCCCCGTGCAAGTTCAACGAAGCGCCGAATGGTATGAAATACGACACAACCTGTTTAGCGCGAGCAATTTATGGAAATTATTTGGCACGCCTTCCCAATACAACAGTCTCATTTATGAAAAATGCAAAGACGTGAAGAAATTGGAATACGAAGGCGATGTAATGATTCCGGGTGCACGAAATTGGGGCATCAAATATGAACCGGTAAGTGTAATGGTATATGAACATAAATTCAATACGACTGTCAATACGAACTATGGGTGTATTCCACATAAAACGTTGCCTATAGGAGCTTCTCCAGACGGTATTAATATAAAACCAGACCATGAAAAATATGGACGTATGTTGGAAATCAAAAACATTTACAATCGCGAAATGAATGGCATTCCATCTAAAGAATATTGGACACAAATGCAAATCCAAATGGAAGTCTGTCAATTGCAATATTGCGACTTTTTAGAAACGCGTTTTAAAGAATACTCTTATGAAGAATTCAAAAGCGATGTAGAACATGAATACAAAGGCGTGATTTTGTTTTTCATTCCACGAGAAACGGGCTTGCCATCTAAATTTGTGTATGTTCCTTTGTTTACTGCCAATATAGAACAATATATTGAAACACAAAAAGAAAAAATGAATGGATTAATATTATATGAAACCTTGTATTATTATTTAGATGATATACAAATGTCTTTGGTAGAACGTAATGAGTATTGGTTTAGTCTTACGATTGATAAAATTAAAGAAAGTTGGGATATTGTTTTAAAAGAACGCTCACAAGGGTTTGAACATCGCGCTCCGCAACCTAGAAAACGCCCTATAAATGTAGTGCATGAAAATATGGATTTAAACCATAGTGTAATGCCCAATACAGTTAAAGTGGTGAAAATAGATGACACTATGCCGTGTTTGACTGATTCAGGTTAAAGGTTATTGTATTTATTGGATTAAATACAATATTTTTTATTGTTTTGATTTTGATTGTTTTCTTATTCTTTATAACAATGTTTTTGCAATAAATCAATTATATTGTCACACGTATTATGGTGAAAAATACATTCACTTAATTGATGTTCTAAATCGCTACAAAATGAAGGAGGCAATTGCGGTTGTGAATTGGTTGGCATATCCATTGTACGACTGATGAATTCGCGTGCTAAAGAACTTCCCGTTCCAAAAGCGGCTCCTTCAGCGACAGTAGATAATAAAGATGGGTTTTGTTGTGCAGCGGGTACGGGTATTACACGTTTGGATTTGAAACCACTTGGATTTACCATATATATGAATTATACATATGATGCATATTGAATAGAACCCATATTTTCAAACCCTTCCCCAAACAAACGGCCGATTTGTTGAGACGCCAAGGCGCCAATGTTAGTAAACACCTTTTTTGTAATGTCTTGCATGTGGGTCTTGTCATCTGCATTAAGACCCAATTTAGAACCAATTGTATTGTCCGATGTAAATGGCTTTGTCTCAGGCAATGGAGGGATTTTATCCAGCTCTGTTTTGTTTTCCACAATATCGTCTTCTACAGTGATGGGCTTAGGATGTTCTTGTATTTTATCTTCAAAGCCTTCTACTGCTTCAAATTTTACCGCAGTAGATAACCATAATGTCATCATTAAACATGCTAAAAGAATCAAAATTATACGCGACTTTACAACCTTCATATATATTTATGGTAATATTTTTCATGATAATTGTCTTCTTTATAAAGATATTCCTTTTTAGAACGCCTATTTATATTCACCATATCAATAAATACACATTTAACGTCCTTTTTAAATCTACTATACAACACATGGCTAAAGGTAGAACCATCATGTGTCTCAATGTTATAATTTCCAATAAAGACATTATCACATTTTTCACCAATATGCATATCAATTAATCCGTTCAACTCACGACCTATGTTTTCATTTTCGCGCACATATATTTGATATTGCTCTTCTCTCAATACGTCTAAAACCGGATTGTTTTCCACAAAAGATGTCAATATGATTGTACATTCGTGCGGCATAATATTACTTCGTACAGCATCTAACATTATTGTCTCATATTTGTTTTTATAATCGGCCGGTTCCATATGATTCAATTGAGACCAATGATTTATCGCATCTTCTTCATTGCGCAAATGAATGACATTGGTTTTTGCACTATAAGGAATCGTTTTCAAAAAATCAATCGCTTTTGATTCATAACATTCATTAAATGACAAATGATGCAATAACTTATCAAAACATGGTCTCAAACAACGAGAGTCTTTACGGTTTATACGGGTCAACCATGGTTCATCTATAGCGTTTACATAACTGCACCTTTTATTGTAATAATGGAAATAATCCATTACAATTGGCCCTTTATGTATCAATGTTCTCTCATGGAAGGTTTTTTCAAAGGCGATATTGTTTATTTTATAATACACGTACAACTGTTTGTATTGCATTGGGCATGGGTCTTCTTGATTCAACTCATTTAAACTATATCCATGAGGGATGTAAAAAAAGTTCTTTGAGACAAATTGCCGATTTATGGATTCTGTAACATCAATCGTTTTCACATGCTTCAAACCATATTCCACTTTCTCAATCTCAAATTCTACATTGTGTTTGTACAATAATGTAATGTGGTGTTGATTAAGATATCGGTTTATAGTTGGTAAATCTAATACTTGGTCCGTTGGTATCGTTTCCATAGAGGATATATCTGTTACAAAATCGTCCAATATGATTACTTTATTACCACTTTGAGACAATGCAATTGTAATCGTATTGACTATATTGTATAACTGATTACATAACCCCGTATAAGGGAACCCGACTTTACAAAACAATATATTGTCTCGGAACCCGCGTGCAATATCTTCTTTATAATATTCTAAAGGATAACATTGTTCGTACATATGTTCCATTGTATGTATATTGAAAAATAATGGCTCGTTTTGCAATAACCAAAACTCCGGGTCGTATTTGTTTTTCAATGCATTTATAGACAACGATGCAATATAACTCGCATTGGCCCACCAATAATTACCACTATAATGTTGCCCATTTCCGTCTTCGGTTGGACGATAATTACATCCCACACTATCATATATAGTTAATAAATTTAAACACTTCAAATAATGGTCAATGAGACAATGTCTCATATACAAATTCCAGGACCGTATACCAGGCAAAAATACATGGTTTTCACTATAGGAAATACCTTTTGTATGCATATATAATATTTTATAGTTTGGATTCATTTTACTGAAACTATACAACATCTTTATAGTCGGGATTTCAAATGCATTGGTGGAATCTGTATGATGAATGACTTTGGCTGGGGCATAATGGGTCTCTATAAATGGAATGTCAATAGGCAACCCAGTATTGACTATACAAAGATATTGGCATTGAGACAGCAACGTGGTGGCTTTTAAATGTTCCAATATTTCAATTAAAAAAGTGGTTTTCCATAACTCCATTGTAGTGGAATGAATAAATATCGCGAGCTTGTTATTTTGTATAGGTTGCAAATCCATGTTTTGAATGTGAGACAATAATTTTATAATAATATAAAAATATCGGTTTAAGCCATTGTTTTCTCAATATTGATATAATTCCATCAATTCAGGATATTTATTCCAAATCATATCAAACAATTCGTCCCGTTTCAATACCTTCTTCTTCTTTAACAATATGGCACATTCGGACATCATATCCTTACAATTGCGCAATATATGATTGGACACTTTATAGGCCTCGTCAATTAACGTCAATACTTGGTCATCTATTTGCGTCTTGAATTTCTCACTATTGGATGGATATATTGGACTATCCCCCATACCATAATACACTATCATCTTTTCCGCCAACTTTAACGCTTCTTCAAAATCATTTATTGCCCCCGTCGTCACCGAGACATTATAAAAGATTTCTTCTGCAATACGACCACCTAACAATACCATCAAATGCTCAAACAATGAGTCTCGTGTATACATTGCCGACGTTGACCCTTCAAACACCGTATATCCCGGTGTTTTCGGGGATGACAAATTAATGACGATTTTACTCAACTTCGTATGTTGTTTTACCATTAATCCTATCATCGCATGACCCATTTCATGAATCGTAATCCGTTCAATCATATCCTCCGTAAATTGATGCTCATTCGGTTGCCAACCCGCCATGGCACGATTCAATACATGCTCTATATCATTGGCCGTAAATACGAATCGCTTCTCTCGTAATGCATACAACATCGCCTCATTTAGTAGATTTTCCGTTTGCGCGGCCGACATTCCAGTGGTAATGTCCACTAAATCGTCAATTATTACATTGGCCGTATGCGGCTTCCCTTGAATATGAATGTCTATAATGGCCTTTCTCGTTTTCGCATCGGGCAAACCAATATAAATATTCTTGTCAATACGTCCGGGACGGGTTAAGGCTGGGTCCAATAAATCAACACGATTGGTCGCACCAATAACAAAAATACCTTGGCTATTGTCAAACCCGTCCATTTGCACCAACAATTGGTTTAGTGTATTGTCTCTCTCTGAAGTTGACGATTCGCTACCATCTGAACGTTTCCTACCCAATGCATCAATCTCATCAATGAAAATAATACAGGGTTTGTTTTTATTGGCCAATCCAAACAATTCTCTCA